GTCAAGCCGGTGTTGTAATGCCACTGATCGGAATTATCAGCGGCCTCAATGGCGGAAACCGGGAAAATGAAAGAGAGAGTCAAAAAAATCAGTGTCCAGTATGATTTCACCTGCGACTCCCATCAAAAAATTGATTATAGGATAACGGCTCTTGAGTAAACCCGGTCATCTTGAATCACCTCCAGTAAAAAAACCATAAAGCCAAGGTCTTAGACTCTTGCCTTATGTCGGGTGGTTTTCCTCCCAGAGTTTAAGTTCAAGGATTCTTGTTCTCGGTTAAACCGAACTGGCTCAATACGTCTTTGATGAAAAACGCAACTTCATCTATAACTTCCGGGTATTTATCAGCAAAAGTAGCTTTCTGGAGAGCAGAGGACACACTTTGTTCCTGATTCGAATCTTTTTCTGTTCCAGTAATTGGATTACCGGAAGAATCATATTTTTCGTAACCTACCGCCATTACCAAGCTTACGCTCAGTAATGTGATCAAAAGTATAATTCCGCAGATCTTGGCAGAAGATCTCATGTTAATCCTCCAGTGTTTTAGTCAAAAGGTATTACTCAATGTTATCATTATATCATAACTTATTGAAAATGAAAACGCTTACAGCATAAAGGATCATAAGTGTACAAAAACTATGACAAGTGAATGGTTTTATATGGCAGGTTCATTTCTACTCAGCGTCTATTTAATAGCCATTACGGATCGAAGAGCGATCGGCATTTCGAAGCCCTTTAGTGTCGCTTCCGTTACGGCGCCAAGTTCTAATTGTTCTAAACGCTGACCGTATACAGAGGGTGTAACCAGAATTTCATCTTTACCCGTAAGGCTTTCAACGCGAAAAGCAATATTGATTGGACTTCCTACTGCACCGTATTTTTTACGTTTTTCAGAACCCAGGTTCCCGACTATAACTTGTCCGGCATTTATGCCGATTCCCATTCGGAGTTCCGGCAGGTTCAGAAGGCTATTCTCCCTGTTCATTTCCTTGAGGGCTTTCCGCATTTCCAGAGCGCAGACAACCGACACCATTTCATGATCGATCAAGGGCTTGGGCGCACCGAAGAATACGAGGATCCCATCTCCTGTAAATTCATCGATAGTGCCGTTGTGACGTAGAATCACGTCAGTCATCCTTTCGAAGTATCGGTTTAGTATCTCAATGACCTTACTCGGTTCCAGGGATTCGGCGAGGGGCGTAAATCCTCGTAGGTCCGAGACCAGAATGGAGATATTTCTCAACTCCCCGCCGAGCTTGACACCATCAGGAGACTCTAGTATCTCGGTGACAACGTCATCGCTTAGATAACTACCGAAGGTTTGTCTGATATAATCTCGCTCTCTGAGTCCTTCCGCCATGACGTTAAACCCTTCTCCCATTGCGCCGATCTCGTCACAGGAAACCACCTTTACGCGGGCCTCCAGATGACCCCGGCCTATTCTTCTCATACCTAAGGTAGTTTTTCTTAAGGGGATTGAAACACTACGCGCCAGAAATAAAGACAGAATGACTGCCAATACCACAGATAGACCGAGTAGAAAAAATATCGCCAGCGGCATTTGAGCTAAGAAGTTGTCTATTGATTGATGGCCGCTCCTGATATCAGTAATCTGATGCAAAGTAACGTGGCTTATAACTACCGGGGGTATGACACCAATCATGAGTGATACCACGAGGAGACGTGGCAGCACATTTATGCGGGTGGAATGCGGTCGGGAAAGCAGTGATTCATAAGGGAAAAGCTCTTCAACAGTGGTTCGGATCCATGATTCGGAAACGAAGTACGCGAGCGCAACCACTATGGGAGCGCCCAGAAAAACGGTCCATGCCGCAATTTTTATTCCTGACGTTTTATCCCATGGACAGTATTCGGGAAAAACGTCAGGGACTATGACAAAGATGAGGCCCGACATAAGCCACACCGATAGATTGATCACAGACAGCTTGATTGGGGTATTCAAAAGTTTTTCAGCTAGATTTGACAATTCATCAGCTTTTGCTGATTCGATATTTTTATCATCAAGACTGGCGCCTAACTTTCTGAATTGTCTTATAAGAGGCCAAGACCATTTCAACTCAACTGGCAAGCGTATTACTGAAACGATAATAATCAATACGACTACAAAGATTGCGCGATCCCGAAGAGTGATAGGATCGCCCCCGCCGGCAAGTCCTGGCTGCATGTTTGAAAACCAGATAAACGTTACACCGGCGCCCATGAGGTTGATGCAGATGTCGATCGGATGGATGGCAAGTAATCGGCGGGTTCCATATGATACCTTGTCTCTATGCATAGGATTTGTTTTCCTTCGGTCTTGGAATTGCAGAAATCTGACAGACTGCCAGGAATCAATTTTTCTTATTATCATTCATACAAGTGGTGTTATCTTATCAACCATAACCCCCAACTTCCACTTAGTGGGAGTCAATTCCCAAGACTGGGTCTAGTGTAATAGGTAATCGAGAGAGCCACATAAATTATTATTAATGCCAAAATCTAGAGGGTGAAAAAGATGAAATCTGAATTGAAAAACAAACTCTATTTCGGGGACAATTTACCTGTTTTGCAAAACAGAGATAATTTCCCAAACGAATGTATCGATTTAATATATCTTGACCCGCCATTCAATTCAAAAGCTACTTACAATGTACTTTTTGCGGAAAAGAACGGTTCCCAGTCTTCGGCCCAAATTACAGCCTTTGAAGATACTTGGCATTGGGGGAAAGATTCAGCGGAAACCTATTATGAGATAGTTGAAAAAGGACCACAAGTTTTAGCTGACTTGATATTAGCTCTGCGCTCTTTTTTGGGTCAAAATGACATGATGGCCTATTTAGTAATGATGGCAATACGACTTTCTGAACTTCATAGAGTATTAAAGCCCACGGGGAGTATTTATCTTCATTGTGATCCTACCGCTAGTCATTACCTAAAAATCATAATGGATTCTATCTTTGGCCCGACTCGGTTTGTAAATGAAATTACATGGAAAAGGACAAGCGCTCATAGTGATTCCAACCGTTACGGCTCTAACGCAGACATTATATTATTTTACACCAAGTCACCGAAATATACCTTTAACGTGATTCATATACCGTACACTGAATCATACTTGGCTAGATTTAGGTATGCTGACCCTGATGGGAGAAAATGGACCGATGACAATCTTTCAGCCAAAGGGTTGAGTGGCGGAGGTTATAAATATGAATACAAGGGAATATGGGGGTTTTGGCGGTGCCCTCCTGAAACAATGAAAATACTTGATGAAGAAGGGCGATTGCATTTTACTAAAGCGGGCGGAATTAGAATAAAAAGGTATCTTGATGAATTACCTGGGCTCACTTGTCAATCAATATGGGATAATATCCCACCTATTAATTCACAGGCCGCCGAACGCCTGGGTTATCCTACTCAAAAACCCGAAGCCCTCCTTGAACGCATAATTACAGCTTCCAGTAATGAGGGCGATGTAGTCCTTGACCCATTCTGCGGTTGTGGAACCACTGTTGCTGTTGCTGAAAGATTGAAACGTAAATGGATCGGAATCGACATAACTCACCTTGCAATCACGCTAATGAAGAATCGACTTGATACAACATTTGGTGAATATGAACATTCACGTTATGAGATTATCGGTGTGCCGGTTGATTTGAGAAGCGCCCAGGCTTTAGCTCTACAGGATAGATACCAATTTGAGTGGTGGGCGCTGTCATTGATTGACGCTAGACCGGCCCAAGACAAGAAAAAGAGCTCAGACAAAGGAATCGACGGTTATATGTACTTTCGTGATGATAACAGTGGGTTAATTAAAAAAATAATTGTCCAGGTCAAAAGCGGAAATGTAGGAACCGCACAAATTCGCGACTTTCAAAGAGTTGTGGATCGAGAAAAAGCTGTCATTGGCGCTTTTATCACACTCCAGTCACCCACAAGCCAAATGATTAAAGAGATTTGCACAGGAGAATCAGAAGATTATTACATTTCAAAAGCCTTTGGTCCGCAATACAAATTTCCAAAAATACAAATTTTAACAATTGCGGAGTTATTAAGTGGCGCCAAAAAACTTGAATATCCCAGGTTAGCTCAAGAAACGTTCAAACAAGCGGAACGCAGATATAAACAAGATGCGCCGGAACAAATTGGATTAGAGGATTAGA